TATATGTATCAGGAAAATAAGATTTAGTATACTCAATTAAATCAGCTTTTATTGAACTAAAATCTTTACTTGTATATTTTACATTAGTTGGTTTTAATTTTTGTTTCTCTGTATATGCCATTAGTATGCTCCATTACTTGTCGAGTTTCCAGCTCCGACACCATCAAATGTAACTTGAACACTTTCTAAACTATTTGGTGCTCTGTTTATATTAAAATCTATATTAATGTTTACTTGATTTAAATCATCTTTACGATTTATATTAATGTTTCTTAATTCCACAAAAGGTAACCATCTACTGAACACATCAACTATGTTATTCTCTATCTGTATGGTTATGTCTTCAGTTAATGGTTCAAAGATAAGTGACCTTAAACCCATACCTAAATTTGGTTGAAATACCCTTTCGCCTCTATGAGTTTGCAAAAGAAGTCTAATATTATTCTTAATAGAATCAACAGTAGTCTTTGTGGATTTAAAGTATCCATCACCAGTTGTTCTATTAAAAGGAAACTCTATTCCTACAGAGACTCTTTTATCTTGGTCTTCTACAAACCTATCTTTTCTTCTATCAAGTATTGCCATTATTTGTAATCCCTATTTACCTCATCTTCTCTAAGTCTGACTTCTGATGCATTAGATTGAGCTTCACCTTTCTCAATTGGATTATCACTTGCACCGCCATCTTTATCAACACCCATTGAAAAGATTGAAATCTTTCTATTAGGTACTGATATAGGCATAATTGGAGCTCCTATTGCTGTAGTAATTAATGGAATTGCTCCAGTAGCGTCTGTCATAATAGGTAAAATAGGTAAAGTCTCAAGTCCCTTATGAGTCATACTTAACTTATCCACTCTGAAAGTTTGATTAATAATAAATTTTTCAATTGCCGTTTCCAAATCTGTAGCTAGTTGCTTTATCTTATCGGAATTACCACCAATGCTAGCTTCAAAAGCAGCCTGTATATCTTTTTTAAGTTTACCCACGATTAAACTTTGCCTTTTCTTCTACTTTTTTCATTACTTGTGAATAATCCTTTGTAAAAGCATCTGCTAAATGTTCAGGTAAATTCTGAGTATTATCAACTACAGATTTAACTTCTGCTTCCTTTTCAATGTTTTGCCATTCACCACTATGAGCAGTTTCATTTAAGATATCATTTAGAATAGAGTCTTTTGTCAACGGAGCTGCCTTAGATTGAGGTGGAGCTGCCGAAACAGGTTGCTTTTTTGGTTGAGACGAGACGGGTTGTGGCAGTCTATCTTCAACTATACTGTTAGAACTAGACTTAACTAACACTTCATCTAACTTTTTTTCAAGTGACGAAAATTTATAATCTAATTCTTCTCTTACTACTTCTCTTATTAACTTCTTAAATATATTAACCTTCATTTGTACTCCTGTTCTGTTCTATGTAATGGTGACTACTAAAAAATCCACCACCATTCTGTGGATCTAAATCATTTAATTTTTGTAATAATGTGCCTATTACATTAATAGGTGCTGCATTCAAAGGTGCTAAACTACTATCCACCAATGGTAATGGCACACCTTGAACATTTGCTCTTGCACTATTTAATATTTCCAATATCTCAATCAAAATTAATCTCAGTTCATTACCTAATACCATAGGTTCAGTTTTTTCTTTTGCTTTCTTTCCTAAATAAATATTCTCTGATTCAATAACTGTAAAACCTTTATTAGTAAATGTTATATTTCTCCCAGCACCAAAGTTTATATTACGATATGCTGACATCGTTAAATCATTTTCTTTAGCATCAAATGTTATTCTATCAGAAAACATTACTACTTGGTCAAACTCTGTTTGGTTATTAGAAGAATCTTGTACTTTACCATATTCCATGTTAAATGTATCTTCTAATGGTTCTCCGATTCCATCATTACCATAATTTATAGGATAACCAGAATATTGACCTTCTGCTAATGTTTCTCTTTCTTTTTCTATTCGTCTATCACTTGATAACTTATCATATCCTCTAAAACTCTGACCTATAGAACCCAATGATAAAAAAAGTAAAGCAGAACCTTTATTAGAATCTATGTTATTATTTTTTATAGTAATATATGGATTAACAAATCTACTTCCTATTTGTATAGAGTTACCATGTCTACCTTCTAATGTTAAATCTGAGTAAGCCATTTCTAATTCAGCTTCAGAACCTATATCTCCAAATCTTGTAGCATAAGGTGAATCCAAACCGTATATTTTTGTTTTGTTAGCTTTTCTTATATTTAACCTTCTATAATTTTTGTTGTAGCCATTAGGATCATCTTTTCTATTATCTATCTCTAATTTAGATTTTAGATTAACATTTTTATTTTCATTATAATAAATGTCTGGTGAATAATTTGGATTGTTAACTGAATTTAAAGGACCTAAATAATAGTAAATGTTACCCATCTTTGTATATATTACACTATCTCCTCTAGCAATAGAATCAGAAAATCCTCTAAGTAAGGGTATACATGGTATCTTATTTTTTAAATATCCACTTCTTAAAACCCCCTCGAATGTGGGACTAACTAATATCATTTGACTATAATCATTAAGTGGTCTATTTACTTTAAGGTCAAGTAAATCAAAATCTTCTTTTGTGTTAATAACTTGTTCTACATGACCATGATGAAAAGTAAATTCAGGTAATACGGTAGAGTCTTGGTTAGCTACACCTAACTCATTTACCTTTTGTGGATCTAATCTAACATGATGTGGCATTACGAACTACCATACTTCTGTCTTATCTCGGTCATGTCTACAGGATCTTTATCAACTATCTCGTCTTTCTTTTTCTGTAAGTCATCTGCTACATCTTCTAAAGAAGCCATTAGCTGTTCTTTTTCTTCTTCGGATAATAAACCTACATCGCTATCATCGATTGGTTGTTTGGACATTATCCTCTGATAGAGAGTAGCTAGTTTAACAAGGTTATCATCGTTTTTGATACCAACATCCATCAGTTCCTTAATAATAGGACCTACGATAGCGATATCTTCGATACCTTGTATGTATCCATGCACCTCTTGGATTAACAAGTCGATTTGAGTTTTCTTTAACTTGTTATTATTATATATCTCTTCAGATAAGTCTGAAAAGTTTTTATCACCGAATATCTTAAAATCTTTTTCCATACTTATAAGTATAGTATGGTTACAATATTATAACAAAGAACCTGTATATCTTAGGTTATCGATGTGACCTCTTGTAAGCACTTCTTCTTGTATTTTAGGGTATATTTTACGGAATGTATTCGTAATCTGAGTTATTTTAGATGTTTTAACATCTGTCATCTCACGAATCATTATATAGATTGCTTTCTTATTAAAATTATCTATACTATCTTTATTCTTACAAAGATATAGTATAGACTCAGCAATCTCTCTGTCTTGGTCTTTTGGAAAAAGTCTTTCTATGTTTTCATCAAAATAATCGATTGTTTTTTTGAACACATCGTTTGATGGATTCTTTTTTATATTTTCATCATCATGACCATGTCCATATAAAACATCAATGTCATCATGAATCTTCATCTTCTTGTAGTTAGCATTATTATTTAAGATAAGATAGTTCTTTGCTACTACAGAGAAATAACTAAATGCTTTACTACCTTTAGTTTCATCAAACTTATGCATGTTGATAACAAGGTTAGAAACTACTTCTTCTTGTAAGTCTCTAAACCCATAACTAAAATAACTAAACTTAAAAGTATTAATTATATTTTCTGCTAACTTAAGAAACGCCGCATGTATTTCTTCGGTATAAATTTTGTTTCTTTCAATTGGATTATCGGATTGATTATATCTTACAATAGCATCATGTACTGGTGTACCAAAATAAATTTTACTTTTCTTTTTTCTTTTTTTCTTTAATGGGGGCATCTTCAACCTCGGTTTCAAATAAGTTTTCTAAGTCTCTTCCAAGTTGTTTTATCTCCGAAAAGAAAAAACCAACTTCATCATCTGATTCAAATGTACCTTTATCATCTATTGTTTTAAGTTGAATTTTTATAGTTTCTATAGTATTGTTTATGTTTAGTATAATGTTTTCGTATTCGTTAATACGGCGTAGTGCATAGAAAGCCACTAACCCTAAAAAGGTAGCGGTAATTCCTAATATAATGGTAATAATTAAATGTAACAATTATGACTCTAAATCAATGATTTTATCATCTATTAAATCTATCACTTCTATAATAATTTCGTTTTCTTTTTCGTCTAATTCGGTTTCTTGTAACAAATTTTTTAAATCTTCTAAAAAGATTATCATGTCGTGCTTTATCATTAAGATTCTCCTACTATTTGAGTTAATAAGTCAAGAACATCATCGTCACTTAAGTCATCAAGTTCCGCTATATGTTTGTCTAATGTAGAAACCAAATCTTTCACATTACTTCTTTGATATTCATCCATAGTCTTACTATACAATTCTGGATTCTCTATTTCCAACACATCAAGTATCTGATTTATTAAATCATTAGCATCTGTAAGATTCTTACGAACCTTATAAAACATTTCTTTATGTTTAGATTGCTCAATCTCTAATGTATCTATCTTACTTAGTATGAAAGATAATACTTTAATGATTTGTTCGTTTTGTTCTTTTTGTTCCATATATTCATAAATAGTGTGCCAATCAACCAAATCACTTATATTTAAGTATTAAGATTTTAAATTTTTAATATACATCCATTCCAACATCACCCAATGTTTCGATATCTTCACGACCTACACAGTCTGAATAATCATCTACAGCAACATCATCTAACTCATCTTCGTTGAAATATTCAAGATTAACTCTTTTGTTATTCTCATAATTTTCACTTAATGGTGATAACTTATCTAAAGACTTCAATTGCTTTTCATCTTCTTTATCTAACATGAATTGGGAAAGATCTATCTTTTGTACTTTTATTTTCTTTTTCATTATAACCTCTTAGTTTATGTTTTAAAGTTTAGGGGCGTGGAAGAAAGGAAGAAAGAACCATGCCCCTTGAGAACCTCTTAAATTGAGATTCAAATTTCTTTGAGAACGATATAACCTATTTAATTATCCAATATAATATACGAACAAATAACCATTAAAACAAGCATTATTTTTGAGAACTTGTAACTAAGTTATTTGATACTTGCTCACTTAAGAGAGATTGTATTGTGAAGTATAAAGAGGGATTTCGTTTTAACAAATCCTTAAAGTTTTTTTGATTCCAAACTAAACATTCAGCGTTATGTTCTACCCTACAAGTTGCTGTTGCTGGTCGTTCAGTAAGGAAAGACATCTCTCCTACAAACTGACCATCTTTTAGTTCGGCTACCTTCTTATCATTAACGATAACATCTACTAATCCGTTATAGATAAGGATTAAATCATTTACTGGTTTACCTTGTGTTATGATTGGTAATGGCGACTTGTATTGTTTCCATTCAGCAATCTTAGTAATCTTCAGAAACTCTACTGGTGATAAACCACGAAACATAGTTTCGTATAATTCTTTTTCTTTAGGAGACATCTTAACAGGTCTCTTTTCATATATAAGGACAGCGACATGATAAAGGTTAACGGCTATGAATATAAAGTTCCAATTGATAGCCAACCACATTGGTTCTGTCGGTATTACATAATTATAAAATACTGAGAATAGACTAGCGAATATAGATAGTATCCGTAGATATAATATGTCTTTAACTAAGAACGAGAAAGCAATAAGACCAAATGCTAAATGACCAGCTAATGTAGCAATGTTCATCTATTTAACCCACCTGGTGGAATCATATAGTCTTCTTCAGTTTTACCTATTCGTTCTAAACCTTCTTGTTCTTTCATGTAATTAGCAAAACTTTTAGTAATAACTTCAGCTACAGTTTCGACAACAACTTTATTATCCCAATCAGCTTTTCTGTGGGCGTATAATGTATCCTTTATTGTTCTGACTAAAGTCACTAAATGTTTCTTTTTCATTTTAAGTTTTTAAATACTCTCTTGACATAAAAGTTGTTACTGACATAAGAGGGTGAGTATTTTTTGGTAGCAGTAGGACCGTGACTATATGCTGTAAGTGTTGATTCCATATCATCAAACCTTTGGTTAAGTTCTGATAGATATTTTATACCAACAGTTACATTTACATACGGGTCAAACAAATCTTGTTTCGGTGTATCGAACTCTGACCTTGCTGTTGATGGTAATACTTGCATTAAACCTATTGCTCCAATTGTAGAAACAGCCTTGTGATTCCAATCTGATTCAGTTTGTATCACCGCTTTAACCATTTCATAATCAACTCCATACTCCCAACAGAGAGCCTCTATGTAAATAAGTATGTGTTTAAGTTTAGATTTGTTCAAAGAAGATTTAATATTCTCAGCCTGTTTCGTATAATCTGTAGGTGAGCATGGAACAGGAACATTAACCATACGGACTATGGTTTCTGTTTGACTTGGTATCTCAGGTAATTCATAATCGGTTGTTTCCATGAAGATAACAACAGATAAACAAGTTACTAAGACACCCAATAAAAAGTGTAGTTTATTTAATGACATAAGGTTTCCTTTCCTATTATTAATAAATATAAAGTTAAAGACAGCACCTCTTCTTTTAAGTCGTTGACTTTTTGTGGACTAAAGAATTGGTGCTGTCTTATGAATCTTTTTTAAATAACTTTTTTTCTTTACGATTCAACATACCTAACTCTGCTAGGTTGTCAATCATTTTTGCTTTTTGTATTAGTGAAATTTTATCTTGGGAATATAACTTGTTTACCTCGTCTACTGCTTGATGGTAACCTTCGTTGATGAAGACTTTTACGATTTCGTGGTAGAGGGTTTTGGATTCCATATGAGAGAAATTTTGAATTTTTTTTCGAGAGATTTTTTTCGTTGGTTCTTTACTATATATATTAGCATAATAACTTTCTAACCACCTATCCCAACTATTATCGGCATAGATACCTTTAGCAGTTCGACCACCATTAGAAGACCTTCGGTCTAATCTCTGAAGATTCTTTTTAGTATCCTCTTGGACAGGTTGGACAATCGCACCTGTTTTGTGTGGATACACGACATGTGCTGAATACTTTTCAGTATCAGAACATTCGATACATGTGAATAAACCGAGTTGAACTCGTGAAGAGTCTAACCCAGCAGAACAAGAAGAACATACTAAATCTGGTGTTATCATTTTATATTATATAACTCTTTGTGGTCTTTTTGTTCTTGTAATACTTTTTGTTCTATTAATTGTTTTAAGTTATATAACTCGTTTTTAGCACAATCAATTGAACCAAGAGCATCTGTGTTGGCATTATACTCTGGTAGTTGATTTGTAGCGTCATCGAGTTCACACTCGATAAGTTCTAACTTAAGTAATATTTCTTTATACATTTAACATCCTTGCTTCTTCTTCTATTTCTTCCCAAGTAATATTATATTCCTTAACTACCTTACCTATCTTAAAAGCATCCTCTGTACTATGTGGAGCTGGATTATCCCAATCATACTGAGCTAAGTAACTAACTAACCAGATACTCTCTCCATTATCATATTGAATGGTGTCTCCATCTAACTCAGCTTTAATACTATTTAATCTATATACCAAAGTGAACCTCGGCTTTAGATTCCCAATACTC